ATTGAGTATGGAGAAGTTAATAATGAGCATGAACCACTATATGAAGTAGAAAATTCAGATAGGTCTTTTGAAGAGGAAGTCCTCTTTACAGGATTTGGTACTGCTCCAACTAAACAAGAAGGAGCTGCTGTTGTTTATGATGACGCAGGTGAAAGTTATACATCTCGATATACAAACGAGACTATAGCTTTAGCCTTTGCGATTACTGAAGAAGCAATGGAAGATAACCTTTATGATACTTTTGCAAAGTTAAGAGCAAAAGGATTAGCAAGAGCTATGGCTAATACTAAACAAGTAAAAGCTGCTAAACTTTATAACGAAGGTTTTGCTACAGCACAAGGAGATGGAGTAAGTTTATTTAATGCTGCACATCCAACTGTTGGAGATGGAAACCAAAGTAATACAAGTACAGCAGCAGCTATTGCTGAAGGAACTTTAGAAGCTGCAGTAATTGCAATTCAAAAGTTTAAAGATGACAGAGGTATCTTAATTGGTTCTTCTGCTGTATCTATACACGTACCAGTAGACTTACAGTTTACTGCTGATGTATTATTAAATACACCAGGTATTGTGGGTAGTGCAGACAATGATTTAAACTCTGTAAGAAACTTAGGAGTTTTCCCAAGTGGATACTTTACTAATAGAAGATTTACAGACTTAAATGCATGGTTCATAAAAACTGATGTTCCTAATGGTTCAAAGATGTTCAATAGAACACCTTTACAAACTAAGATGGAACCTGATTTCGATACTGGCAACTTACGATTTAAGGCAAGAGAAAGATATTCTTTTGGTGTGTCTGATTGGAGAAGTTGGTTTGGTAATCAAGGTGCTTAACCATTAATAACTAGGGAGGGTATTAACGTACCCTTCCTACTTTAAGGAAACAACATGGCTACAAATATAAGAACAGTTAATAAAAGAGGTGGAGATGGAGTTATCATTGCTACTAATGGAAGAACTAGAATATTAGGAGTTCATTCTTATTCTACTATAGCAGGAGTAATAGCTATTGGAGATAAAACAGGAGCAGTAATAACTTACGAAGTTCCTGCAAGTGCAGAATCAGATATGTACTTTGGAGAGATGGGTGTACTTTGTAGTGCAACAGTTACTATCTCTACACCAAATGCAGGTAGTGTAACTTTAATAACAGGATAACTAAATGCCATCCTATTCTTTTTTAAAGACTGATATAATAAATACAATAGAAAATGATTCTATAGAGTTTGAGAATCAAATACCTTTTCTAATAGAAAAAGCTGAAGGTAGATTAATTAAAGAACTGGATGACCCAGGTCTAGATAATTATTCTACTTTTTCATTTACAGCTTCTGACCCAGTAGTTAGTTTACCTGCTGATGCTTTAGTAGTACGTAATGTAAACTATACAACAAGTGTTTCAACAGCAGCAATTCCTGCTAATTCAAAAGTAAATTTATTACAAAGAACCTATGAGTATGCAATAGATTATTTTCCTTATGCTAGTGCATCAACAGGAACACCTAGATATTATTCAAGAAAAACAAATACACAAATTTATATTGTACCAACACCTGCATCTGCAGTATCAGGTGAAATACAATACACACGTAGACCTTTAGCATTAGCTAGTGCTACAGGCACAAGTGCAACAACTTCTAATTACTTTAGTGAGTTTTGTTACAATGCATTATTTTCTGCTTGTATGGTAGAAGCAAATTATTTTATAAAAGATTTTCAAACACTAGCAAACTGGGAAGGTCAATATAAAAATTCTATAGATGGTTTACGTAATCAAGCTAGAAGAATGAGACAAGATGATATGGAAGTTGCAGCTAGTCCTGCAGGTGGTCCTAATCCAGTTTTAAAAGGAGCTGATTAATGGCTATTAGTAGAGTTAATGTAGTACAACAAATAACAAAAGTTAATAATAAAAAGAAAAATAAAAAAAAGAAAGGGAGAAAAAAATGCAAATAAAAACATCAACATTAATAGTAGGAGCAAATGCAAGAACTATAAATAATTCTACAGGTCATGATACAAGTGGTAAACCTACTGGACAAGGTTATGGTGCTGCTAGAAAAGGACCTGGAGTAAGAGGACCTATAGAAGCTCAAGTTAAAGAAGAGCCTAGAGAATATAAAACACAAGGAGAAAGTTAATGGCATTACCTTTAGTTATATTAGGAGTTAGAGTAGGAGCACAAGTTGCTGCTAAATTAGGTCCTAGAGCTATCTCAGCTTTAAAGAAAATGGATAGAGGTCAAGTTACAAAAGTTGTAAATAAAGTTAAAAATGCAATAAAGAGTAAAGACACTAAAAGATTAGAAAATATTAATCAAGAAATAAAAAAAATAGGTAGACAAAAAGGACCTAAAAATGTAGAAGCAGGTCCTAGTGCTAATCAACTTAAAAGAATTAAAACAAAAGAAACAAAATTACAAAAAGAAAAAACTGCTATAGCAAAAAGAAAAGAAGCTAGAAAAAAGAAAGTAACATCTACTGTAGACCTTGCATCAAGAGCTTCTCTTCTTCCTTTTATTAAAAGACGTAAAAAAGAAGATAAGCCTGTAGATAAGCCTATAGATAAGCCTGTAGATAAAAGTAAATCTGAAAGTAAAATAGCACCACCAAGTGTACTTAAAACAAGAACTATAAAAAAAGATGAGACTCTTTCGCAAATAGCTAAGAGTATTCCAGGTGTTACATTAGGTGGTATTAAAAAAGCTAATCCTGGTATTAATTTAAATAAAATAAGTATAGGTCAAAAAATTAATTTACCTGAAGAAAAAGATTTATCTCCAGATAGAAAATCTGTTTATGAAGATATTGATATTTCAAAAATTACTATGAAGAAAAAAAGAGGTGGACCATTACAAAATATACCTGCAGGAAATAAAGGACTATCTAATTTACCAACACCTGTTAGAAATAAAATGGGTTTTAAGAAAAGAGGTGGTAAAGTAATTAAAAAAGCAAGTGGTGGTCTTATAGGTGGTGGAGCTGCACTTAGAGGTTTTGGAGCAATAAGAAAAAGATAATGCCTAAAGAAAAGAAAAAGAAAAAAGGTACAGGCATGAAAGGCATGACTATTGGTGGTGGTGATAAAAGACCTACCAAGTCAGGTGCAGGATTAACAGCTAAAGGTGTAGCTAAGTATAGAAGAAATAATCCTGGTAGTAAATTAAAAACTGCTGTAACAGAAAAGAAACCTACAGGTAAAAGAGCTTCAAGAAGAAAGAGTTATTGTGCTAGGTCTGCAGGACAAATGAAGAAGTTTCCTAAAGCAGCTAAGAATCCTAACTCAAGATTAAGACAAGCTAGAAAAAGATGGAGGTGCTAACTGTCATATTTAATAAGTAATATTCCCCATTTTAAATGTTGGGTACGTAAAGAATTTACACACAATCATTTGAAATATCATGGTGAATTTTTACATGGAATAGCATTTGCAGTTAATACAATACCAGATAGATGTTTATCTTTTCAAGTAATGTTTACTGGTATAGAAGAAGAAAATAATATACATGGTGGTGCAATGTGGGCAAGGATGCCAATCACAGCATTAGTAGCAGATGAAATACTAGATGAAGTACCAGAAAGAATGGATACACATTTAGCACAACCTTGGGATTGCTCATCAAGAACACACACTGTAGTGAAGCTTGATTTATTAACAGCAAGTCCTTGGATGTGTAAGATAGATAACGAATTTTATAAAGGTAAGTATATGTTTACAGTTGATTTTACAGATAGTGATATAAGTGATTGTCCTGCACAACATAAACAAAATCATGTAATACAATTAATTGATGCAGGTAAATGGACAGGTAATATAATAGCATTACCTAATAATAGAGTTAGAGCAACAAGTCCTGCTTTATGGGTAACAGGTGAAGGTGCACCAGACTTTAGACCAAGTCAACATACTCATGCAGCAGAAATACACGATAGTTATACAGACCCAGAAATAACTTTTAATAATTTATACAAGGAGACTAAAAATGGCAGGAGCAAAAACTAAATACATGGCTAAAGGTGGAGCAATGAAAACTAAGTACATGGCTAAAGGTGGAGCTATGAGTACTAAGTATGCTTCTAAAGGTGGTTCACTTAAAAGAGCAGGTGGTGGAAAACTTGCAGCAGGTATGACTGAACGTAGAAAAATAATGCGAGGAAAGTAATGGCAAAGTTATGTGCAAAAGGTAAAGCAGCAGCTAAACGAAAGTTTGATGTATATCCTTCTGCATATGCTAATATGTATGCATCAGCAGTATGTTCTGGTAAAGTAAAACCTGGTGGCAAAAAGAAAAAGAAAACTATTAAGAAAAAAACTGGTGGTGGTTTACGTAAATGGGTAGGAGAAAAATGGGTTGATATAGGAGCACCAAAGAAGAATGGTAAGTTTCAACCTTGTGGTAGAAAGTCTACTACTAAAAGTAAACGTAAATATCCTAAATGTGTACCACTAGCAAAAGCAAATAAA